AAACAACTTTTAACTTGCAAAACAAAGCAGACGGAAGTCCGGCAACAGGCACATTATTAGCAGGCACCTACATCAAATTTAGCAACCACGATAAAGTTTATTGTGTTACCGATACGGTTACATTCGATGGATCTAGTGTTATAAGTGTTAATATATTTCCTAATCTTGTAAGTGCGTTACCTAACGGCACAGATCTAGTTTATACTAATGTTCCTTTCAAAGTTATATTAGAAACTGATGAACTTGTAACAAAAATAACAAATGATGGATTTCATAATCTAGAGTTTAGCGTTCGTGAGGATATCTAATGACAAGAAGTTTAGACAGCACGTTAGAATCAAATCTAACTTCGAAGCAGTTAAGGATTGCGGACCTAATTGAATTACATCTAAGCACAGCAGTTTATTTCACAAACGCATTCATTGATATTTCATATGATTCACCTACAGCACCGGATTCGGGTGCTAACACTTATCTAGCACAAGGACAATTCTTAGGCTTTGGAGCAGTAAATGAAACAAGGGACATAAGGGTGGCTAACCTTGCTATAACATTCACCGCTGTAGATTTCACAACTATCGCACTTGTTCTTAATAATGATTACATAGATAGAAGAGTAGTTTTATATAGAGCGTTATTAAATGACAATCTAGCAATAGATACCAATCAAGTATGGCAATACTTTGATGGTAGGATAAGTGACTTTTCAATTAGGGAGACTGATAATACAGCACAACTTACCTTAAGTGTGTCAAGTCAATTTGCGGATTATGAAAAGACAGCAGGTAGAAGAACAAACAATGAAAGCCAACAAAGATTTTTCAGCACAGATGTAGGTATGGAGTTTGCTCCACAAATACAGACAGATATAAAATGGGGGAGAGTATAATGTTTATTGATGATATTACTGTAAGAAGAATACAAAAACAAGACATAGGCGATTTATTCAACGTTGCTAAGGCAAGTTTAACAGAAAAAGGTATTGAAAATATCCGAGATGATTTGTTAATGACAGGCCTTAAGAATGCTTGTAGTAAAAAGACACAACAATTTGATTTTGGCCTATACAAGTTAAACAAACTTATATGATTTTGTTTTATTGAATTAACAAAAGTATTTTACGAAAAAGATAGTAAGGCAACTTACAATACAATTTACATCATACCAGAATATAGAAATAAAGAAAATTACAAAAAAATATTTGATACAACTTTTAATTTCCTAAGGGAAATAGATGTTGTTAATGTAGTAACAACTGATAACTTTACATTATGTAACGATTGTAATATCTTACAAGATTTATTTGATGAAATGGTTGGAATAACACCAAAAACTTATTATAGGGCGGAAAGATAATGGGATGGTTTAGTGATGCTTGGGACAAGTTTAAGGATAAGGCAAAAGACTTTGTTGATGGCGTAGTTGATTTTATTACAGACGCCGTAGATATAGTAATAAGTCCTTTCGGACTGCCGGAAGATGTTCCCGAGTTTCAAGCACAAGAAGTTTCACAAAATATTCAAGGACCCCTTCTAAATAAAAGTAGTAGCGTTGGAAACATACCTATAGTCTATGGAAAAAGACAGGTTGGAGGCTTTAGGGTATTTGTTTCTACAAACGGATCAACTAATCAATATCTTTATGTTGCATTAGTTTTATCGGAAGGGCAAGTAAATTCATTTCAAAAATTATTCATTGACGATAATGAAGTAACTTTAAGTTCCTACGCACACGGCGTGGTTGCTACACCTAGTTCCAGCAGTGATAGATATCACGATAGATTACAAGTTCAATTCTTCGATGGTAGGGACAATCAAACGGTATCTAGTATTCTAGATGCGGCACCTAACTGGGGCAGTAACCATAGGTTACAAGGACTTGCATACTTGGCCTTTAGATTTGAATGGAAAAAAATAGAATCACAAGAAGATAGTGATAATAATCCTTATCGTTCGGGCGTGCCTAATATTAATGCTATAATCGAAGGCAAAAAAGTTTTAGATGTTACGGGAATCAACCCAGCAACCTATAATACTGCTTATTCTAGTGACACATTAGCCTATTCGCAGAATCCTGTAAGTGTGCTTATTGATTATATGCGTAATAGTAGATATGGGAAAGGATTAGGCAATGATTCCTTCGACTGGGAGAGTATAAAGACAACAGCCGAGCAATGTGATCAAACCGTTCAATATACAAGTTCAACAACAGGTAAGGCTTATGTGTTTGATGGTGTGGTTGATACAGGTAGAAGTATCTTAAACAACGTTAGGGGGATGTTACAAACTTTCAACGGTATTATGCCTTATCAACAGGGCAAATATCATTTAACACTAGAACACGGCGGAGATCCTACGGATATTGATGCTACTCCTAGTGATCCAGCAACTGTAATGACTTTCACAGAAGATGATCTTATTGGAGGCCTAAACATTCAAGGAGAAAGTAAAGATAGAAAAATTACACAAATGCGTGTGACATATTCAGACCCGGATGCTAACTATCAGCCAAATGATGTTTTCTTTCCGGCAGATGGATCTACATTATACAATAGTTTCTTAACACAAGACGTAACACCTTTAACAAAAAATATTACTTTGCCTTTTGTTACACATAGGGAAAGGGCGTTGAACTACGCGGAGATAAGAGTGAAGAGTAGTAGGAGTAATCAATTAATAAGTTTTAGAACACTTCCTAAAGCCACAAGTTTAACGGTAGGTGATTTGATTAGAGTAACAAATACACATATGAACTTTGATGGTATATTCAGAGTAACAAGTTTAGTTTTAACACCGGACGGTGATGTAGGTATAAACGCACAACAACACAATTCATCAGATTATGGATTAGCAGGACATACTGCTGATGCGGCAAGGCCAACAATTAGTTTGCCGGATCCTTTCACGGTGGCACCTCCTACAAGTGTAACGGTAACAAGCGGAAGCAGTAATGCCGCAAGTTCCGGATACGTAGCAACACAAAGATTAAAAGTAACATTCACAGCATCAACGGATCCTTTCGTGAATGAATACATTATACAATTTAAGTTAGCCGCGGATAGTGGCTATTTCACAGCAGGTATCACCAATGATACAACTTTCTTTATAGATCCAGTAGCAAGTGGAGAACAATATGACGTTAGAGTAGCGGCAAGAAATGAATTAGATAGAAGAAGTAACTTCGCTAATGCGGCAACTCATACGGTATCATAGTGTTACAGACAGACTACGAACAAAAGATAAAAGATTTAGGCAGTTACAAATGTGCTACTAAAAAACCTAAGAATAGATGTGTAGGCACACACACTTGTGAATTTATTCTTAAGAAAAAATTCTTTAAGAATGCTGTTGTTTTAAATCTTCGAGATGCTCGAAGCAAAAACTTTTATCAACGGGTTCGGTTCCAACAAAAGTAATCTTTACATTAAAAGTGCGTTGATATTCACGCAGTAATGAAAGTTTAGCATTACTGCCTTTTTCAAATCTTTTGTTATGCGTGTATAAGTGGTCAAATAGACTGCTTGTAGCGTGTCTATGCCAGTCACAGCCTACGATTTTTATTTCTTTAGCACTTAGATACCTAATTGCCATAATCACTGCTAAAGTGCCGCTATCCTGTGGTTGTAGGCGTAACGGATAACTTACTTCACGCCACATTTCTTTTTTTTTTTTTATCTTGGTCCAAAAGGTGTTTTTGGGCACATAGGATATTTTTGTGTTTGCGATATCTTGGGAGATAAGGTCCCTAGTGTATGGATCAAACGAAACTATGTGTTCTACAGGCCGTATTTTATAAAAATAGTTACAACCTACTTCGCACGGCTGTTTCGGAAGTGTATGTGCGATATCCTCGATGTTTTGTGAATTAAACCATATTAACATAACTGCGAGTGGTAGGCTGGAGATTATTCGAGTAAGTTCAAATAGGAAAGCATACCACTCACAATTATTTAAACTTTTTTGGCAAAAGATATATAGTAGTAGGCACACAATTAGGCACACACTAAGGCAAATCAAAAGTTACACACGTTCAGGGAAATGCGGCTGATAAAGCGACAGGTGAATCCCGTTAGGAGATGAAGGACAACAAAAAAAAAGATAGTGCTCTGTGAAAAAGATACAACACTAGTTTAACTTAAAATTATTGTAAGGGTTTAAGTTAGATCGCGTAGGATAGAAGTAGCAAACAGGTATAGCCTTACCGCCTGGTTTCGACAGCGACTTACATATGACTGATACTCACATAAAGTATCTGCTTCGGCTGTGATAGCCGAAGTATGACTTCAATCTACATAAAGAAATACAGAAACGAACGCAGTGAGTTTCTAGGTCCTTTTTAGGACCTTTAGTCATCTATAAGAGTAAATACTTGTGATGAAAGTGGTGCGACTGATATCACTTACTCCTTGCATAGTATCTGTAAAAGTCGCTATACATTGTTGATGTCCTATCAACACTAGTTCTTAACTAATTGTGAAGCCATAGCCACTTTCATCATTTGGAGTTGGGGACAATACTCTGGCATATCGTAGAACTTTGTTTCCCCTTAGTTCTAGTCATCCGTCTCCAACTCCTTTGTTATGAATATCCTAGACACAATCTTCTCGAACATTCACCTTTTCAAAGACCTAGATGAAATAAAAGATTACACCTTACGATACTGCGAAAGAAAAAAAATAAATGCGTGGTGTGTCTGTGATGACAGCAC